GTCTATCTTTATTATTTTTAACTACATAAGGTTTTTCTAATCCTGACAAATCAAACCTAGAAATAGACTGATTCATAGCTATAGGATTATCATCTATGTCTAATCCCTCTAATAGTTTACTGGTACTAGTAAGTACACCACTATCTCGTTTTCTTAATAAAGAACCACCCTTACCATCAGAACCCTCTATGTCAAAGTCTTTAAATGCCCTCATATTAGCATATTCACTTGCTATATTAGGATCTATTGTAAAGTAGAATCCTTCTCCCATAAACTGATCCTGTTTACGAGCAAAGTCTATATCAAAAAAAGGTTCGTCTGCACTGCGCTCTTTTGCTGTTCCATGATAACCAATCAAAGACCCATCATCAGGTTGTGAAGGTAGCTCCGCTTTTTCACTTTCAGGTAATTCGTCAAAAACTTTTCTAACGGCAGACTTTTTAGTGTCTGTAACCTTTTTAGCTACTTTAGCTAGTTTAGATGCTTTACTTAACAGACTCATTATTTAATATTTCATCCCTGAGTTTTTGTAGCCTACGTAATGTGTATATAGAACCTTGTGATCTGTGTACTGCAATCATGTTATCTGACTGTTCTATTGTACGATGTTGTTGATTTATTAACTCTTCTAGATAACTATTGAAGTTGTTCCATTGCTGGGGGTTGGATACCAGCCCCTTGAGCTTGCTGAGTATTTCCTTGTCCATTGTTTGCACTAAATCCCTGTTCCTGTGGTGAAGGTGCTATTCCTGTTCCTATCGTTCCTCCTCCTGCTCCTGTTGGATCTGCTGGGTTAGTTCCTGCTGGAGCAGGTGGCCCACCTTCTTGTGGTACTCCTTCTGGAGTAGCTTGATCTGGAAGAGGCTGTTGAAAGGCTTTCATAAGCTCTGCTTGTATAGCAGCTTCATTCATATTGTTAGTTACTTTATCGGGGTCTAGCTCCATAGATTTTGCAATCTCACGGATAATATAATCAAATTTAGCAAACGGTGCAAGTACAGGATTTGATGCAACTTGCATAAACTGCATTAACCTCTGACTTCTTACTTCGTTCGCCATTAAACTTTCTGTGCCACGAGCCTTAACTTCTAAGTCACCTTTAATTGCAGGATCAAAATCAAACTGCATATTAAATCTAAACAGTCCTTCACCTAAAGGCCGTAGTAAATAATCATCTACATTCTTAATAACATTTTTAATGCCACCACTAGCAGCATTCATTAACATACTAATACCTGAAGCTGTTCTACCTACTCCTGATACACCAGTCTGCCCATGAGAAAAGCTAGGCAATCCTGTGCTTTCATCTGCTAACACTCTAGCTTTGTCAAATAGCTGTAAGTTTTCTCCAGCTACATTAGGAAACTTCGTTCCAAAAATTGCTTGGCCGGGTGCGCCACCCTGTCTTCTAAAAACTTTTCCGGGATAGACAGATAGATCCTGACCGGGAACTAAGTTAGTTTCATCAACCTCAATAAGAAGGTTTCCTGCTAAAACAGCATTGTCAACAGCCATTCTCATAAAGCCATTCATTAATGTCTGGGTGTCATCCATGTTTTCAGCTATGCCTACGCCAAAGAAACTGTATGGGTTAAGCTCATATGGAGCAGCCATGTAAGGTATACGTGAAGGTTTAAATGGATTAATGACCATTCTAATTAACTTACCATTACATATCCATACATTAGTTTGTAATTCGTCTGTGTCTTCTAACTCTTCAGGTATCTCTACACCCTGCTCTTGTAGCATTTCTGTATCACACATTCCCCAGTATTCAAGCACTTCAAATCTGTCTGTGCCGTATTCTGGTGCGTAATCAGATAAGTCATCTTCCCAGTGTTCCTTATCATAGTTTTCACCCATTTGAATTGCTTCATCAATTACAGCAGAACGAAAGTAAGGTCTTCTTTTTAATGCTCTTAACTGAGTACGTGACATTTTATGTCGCTCTATAACGAACTGTGCTTCATCCATATTGTTAGCATCTGGGTCTGGATAGAAGTTCCACACTGATACATGAGATACTTGTGGAACTGTTTTTATAGTAGGCTCATACTCGCCATCATCATTCCAACTAGGATACTCTTTATCTATAGCAAATGGGCCTTTCATTACACCAGTACCAAACAAAGCCATTTCAAATGCTGTACTTCGTAGATGTTTAGATGCACTAGATTCTTCTAGTTGATCTTGTATTTTTTTCTGCATAGTCTTTGCTGCTATCATAGCTGGACTAAATGTAACTGCTGTAGGAGTTTTACCTACTCCCATCTTTAAATTTTCTATTCCCTCAAGGTCATCTTTAAGAACTCCTAAATTTTCCATAAGAGTTTTTTCTGTAGCTCCTGCTGGAACATCCATACCATCACCTGAAAATCCATAAGGACTGTCTTTAGGTTCTGTTTCTCTAAGTTGCTCTGGTTCTTTAGGATCAAAGCTAACATCTGAAACTACACCATCGGGTAGCTCTGTAGGATCAACAGTTAATGGAAATCTATTATTAGCAAATAACACATCTATTATCTGGCCATAGGCAGCAAGAGTTTTAGTTTTAGTTACTTTAATAAATACACGAGATTTTTCTGCTTCAGTAAATTGTACGTCTGATCCATATATACCTCTGTAGTTGCGGTAAGATCTTAGCCAGCGTGTTTCATCTTGCTGTCTATAATCATCTGCTCTTTTATATCTTTCCATAATAAAAGGAATTATAGCAGATACGTCAATATCTTCAGTAACAGATTCTTCTGTATCTTCCAGCATAACTATTTCGTCTTCAATAAATACTTCGTTTTCTTCTGCCATTTATTTTACCTTTAATAGCCAAATGTTGCATCTGCAACAGGCATTCGTGATGTTCTTGTATTACTTGCATCATAGTCAAATATACTAAACCTTGGTCTTGACATTATACCATATCTTAAAGCATCATACAAGTGGTCTTCTGAAGTTGTGTCAATATCTTCTGGATTCTTTTTATCTATGGGTAACGCTGGTAGTTGAGCAATAAGATTGTGACAATTATTAAAAAATACTAATCGTGGTTCTTCTGTAAACTCATCTATCTGTAATCTTCTGTGTACTTCGTTTTTACCTGCTACACGTGAGCCTTTACTTCTGTCTGACGGCCTCCACCTGCAACCTCGTTGTACCATTTGTTCTGCTAGAGATGGGCCTGTATCACCACGTTTGTGCCACAGAGAAGAGTCAAGTACTCCGTATCTCATTCCACCATCACCAGCTTCTAGTTCTAGTATCATGTCTGCTAAGTCAGTAGCTAGTACCTTGCTTACGTAAAGTTCTCTATATACAATAAGCTGTTCATTTGGGGATACAGCGAACCATACAACGCCTGATTTACTTCCGTATCCGTAGTCACATGCTCTAAACCTAACCCAGTTGTTAGGTACATCAAAGGGTTCAACAACATGTACATTCCTATCAAACTCTGTAAATGCTGCACCTTCTTTGATATCCCAATCGCCATCTAGTAACTGCCTACGTTGTTGTTCAGGTAATGACAGAAGCATTGCTTCATAGTCACCTTGTGCAGCTAAGTATGGGTTATCTCTTAATCTAGCAGGTATAAACCTACGTTTAAACAAAGGTCTGCCTGCTTTTTCATGACCTGCTGGGTACTTTAGTTCTTCTCCTGTTTCAATGTCTGTAGCAGCAGGATCAATAAACATTTTTTTGACCCAGTGATGTCCTCTACCACCCGGATTTGTAGTAGCTCTCATAAAGACTGGTAAGTCGGGTGCAGTGGATCGTAGACGAGAGCGCATGTAGTTCCATGCGAATGGTGTGGGCCATTGTGTTAACTCGTCAAAACCTATCCAACTAAACGCCAGACCCTGATAACGCAAAGCATCGTCCTCTCTGTCAAGGTACGACATCCACAATCTTGCACCAGATGGTGCGACCCACTGCATCTTTCTTTCTGACCACTTTATTCCGGGCCAGATTTTTGGATACATCTCTTGAGACTTAAATATAAGCTCTCTAAGCTCTTCTGTAGTATGTCGCAATAACAACCCAGAAAATGCAGGATGCCCCATATATCGTAACGGATCGGCAAGCATAGCATAGCTTTTTCCACCACCTGCCGAGTCGCCATATAAAACTTCTCTTTCACCTGCAGCAAGGAACTCAGTCTGAGGCCCATGATTAGGTTTAAATATAACATTATGTTGTTCTTCAATAGTCTCAATAGGATCAAGTTTTTCAATCTCTATTACTTTAGGTTGTTCTAGCTTCTTCTTCGCTGTAGCTTTCTTTTGAACCGACTCTTTGGCTTTCAATTTTTTCCGCTTTGGCGATCGCCTCTTTGGCATAGTCTGCCCATCTGCGTAAGCTTGCAGCTTGGTTGTTTCTTCTTTTTTCATTTTCTAAACGTTTCCTTAAACCTACGTGTGATATGTATCTACCTGTATTGCGAGTTAGCCATTGTGACACTTCTCTATACGAATACTGTTTTAAATAGCGTTTTGCTATTTCTAGTTTATCTAGTTGGTCAGGTATGGGGTTTAGTATACCGTTGTCTTTTTTATCTACTTCATACCCAAAAGGTATAGTGCGAGAAATCTTAGGTATTGCTACCCATTCATTTTCTTCTTTTATATCTGTAGGCTGTGGTAATTTCCACTTACCTAAACTTTTACGTTCCATTATTTTAATGTAGCTCTATTGGTACTAGAACTGTATCTATACCTACTAATAGGTTTTCCTGATAGCTTTGATGCTCTTTGTTTAGCTCTCAAAGATGGAGTCATATTACCTCTTAATATACCTTTAGTTGTAGCTTTATTAGTTCCACGATGTAAATTACCACTATCTTGTAATTTTTTTGTAGCTATTGCGTAGGCAGATTTTTTTGAGTGTCCTTTATTTATAAGCTGTGAGGATAATCTATCTAGTATTTTTGGCATTATTATTCTTCTGTATTCTTAGGGGGCATTAACATTACACCACCTTTAGCTTCTACTTGTACTTTCTCTGTCTTAACGAGTCCAGTACGATCTAGCAACTCTTTAGCTGCTGACATTTTATCTCTTATGCCTAACTCAGTAGGATCATATAAACCACCTACCATAGCCATTGCAGCTTTAGGAGCATTACGTGCCATATAGCTTTGTGTGCTTTCTAGTATTTCTTCTTTCATAGAATTAACAACTTCAGTAGTACTAGTAGCGTCAGAATAACCTGCAAGTTTTTTAGCAGCGACTACATCACCACCTGCCCCATCAAAGAGTACAGATAAAAAAGTCTGCTGTCTTTCTGTTAGTTGTCTAGCCATGAGCCATCTCCAGTGCTTTTTCTTTTGTCTCATCGTTACGTCTAGTCCAGCCTTTACCGAAGGTATCAAACGTAGACAGCTTCTCATAAAAACTTTGACGTGTGTAATGCATTTGTTCTATTATTTCTACAGCTTCTATATCACCTACTGCAGCTATTGTCATCGGGCCTATGCCACCATCCTGCTCTACACCGACTATGCGTTGCAAAGCCTTGGCTGATCGTGATACGCCTGAATTAACAGCCCAGTCAAATACACAAAGATCAACCCCACTAGGAAGTTGATCACATTTAGCTCTATTCCAATAATTCTTTTTATAGATAGGTGCTACATCTTCGTGCGTCAAGTCACGCATTTCTTTAGGCGTAGTCTCTCTGCCTACCCACTTATCGTAGACTTTTTTAGTGACACCGTAGTTCGTTATTCCACCCGGATCTTTAGGATGATTTACAAAACCGCCTTCGTGTTCTAATATTATTTCTAAACACGTATTGTAGTTAGTTATCATTTTTTCTTTTTCTTTTTTATAAATATAGAATCTTCACCTTCAGGAGATGTGCTATCAATACCTTCTTGTATTTTTTGTTCTTGCATAGTTTTCCTAATATTATCTGCTATTTTAGATAGACTACGATTATCCGTGTGTCCAAATCTTTTATTATCACCCATTACTTTTTTCCTCCAAAGAACTTAGTTGCAGATCGTATACCAAAGGATGCAGCAATAACAACACCAAGAGAATAGCTATACCATTGCGGTGCTTCTCCTAGTGCAGTAAATCCTGCTGCTGCAATTTCTCTACCCCAATCCCCACAGAAACTTAAAATAAATGGGCCACTTAATAAAAGTGTCAACCATTCATCTTTCCATGAGTTCTGTGTCGCTTTCATCGCTTCCAGATCCCAGTCTATTTCACCTGTAGCAATCTTTAGATCTTTGGTAGCTTTAGCTTTCTGTACAGCAGTCTTACCTTCAATGTAAGAACCTGCTAGTCCTGCAACTGGCCCAATAATACTTTTTAATACACCAAACATTATTTTTTACCTTTCTTAGGTCTAGCTTTAGCCTGTGCCGTTTTAGATAACTCTTTAAAATGGTACAGACGTTTACTAGACTTAGTATGGGTCTTACCTGAGTGCAGTGAGCCATCAGGCATTTTATGTGTACCGCCTTTCCACTCTGTTCCATTACGAAAATAGTGAGGCACACCCTGCATTAATTACCACACTGACATTTGTCGCAGCAGTTACAAGGCATATTAAGTATTGCACGTATAACTCTATTTAGGTAGGCCATTGTTATGACCCACCCTTTTCTTTAAGAACGATACCGAAGATACCGCCTATAATACCTGCCCAAGTTAGTATAGGCAATGTAAACATAAACCCTAGTCCTACACCTGCAAGGGCAAGTGCTAGATAAGTTGTAGGTTCTTTAAGTCTTCCTTTAATCCAATCCATAGTTATTCCCCTTATTTAAATGCTATAGCGACACCGATTGACAGGTCACTGTATTTAAAGTCTTTGTCTAAAGATAGTTTAGAATAAGCAGACAGGCTTTTACTTATAGCCATTGTGCTTTTTACTGATGCACCAGCAATAGCAAATGAACCGCCACTTGCATATCCCCAGTCTAGTGCTGGTCTAATAGATAGTCTTGAAACGTTTGCAGTTACGCCAAAGTCTCCCGACCATTTTTTAGACTTAATTCCGTACTCAACAGATGCGTCTGGCTTTATCATGGATAAAAGACCACCTCTTACAACTCCTTCAGCCTGTGCTGACATTGCTGTTAGTGTAACAATAACACCTGCAATAAATAAATTTCTCATTAATGTTCTCCAAATCCTGTTAGTCTTCTGATTTCACCACGACAGATTCCCAGATCTCGTAGTTGTCTCTCTGTCATATTCATTAGTTGATAATATGCAGTTCTATTAGCCATATAATTATGGTATTTAATTAGTAATTTTCTGATCATTGTATAACTCCTTTTGTCTATACGCCAGTACTATTGACTGATAAGGATGTTATACCATAGTTAGTTATAACATAAAAGAGATAATAATGCAACCCTGTTATGCAAATTTATTCTTTTGATTTAGTTTTAGTTAAAGCTGTAGCACCCATAAACCCTAATACGACACCCATCTGTGCTACAAGAAAGGTATTAAGAAACCCTGATGCAGACTCCATACGAGCTACATTAATAATAGGCGTAAGTAATAGTATAACAGTTACAATGGTTGTACCCATAGCTAACCAAGCCATAGTACGTTGCGTGTCCATCATCTTATCTTCGTTCTCTAAACGTATCCATCTTTCGTGACGATCCATCTCATCATCTGTTATGATGCCATCACCATCTGTATCTGCCATTGCATACTTGCTATCTGCTTGTAGTTTTTTAGGTGACATGTTTACCTTTCATTCTTAATACGTGTTCATTATAACTTATGCCTAACTCTTTAGCTCTTTTTACTCTAAGTTTAACTATCATTAAGTCTGGGCTTTTCCAAAACTTTTTTACAGCTTTACCCCATAAAAATTTTTTATATGCTAAATCTTTATTGTCAGAAGGTTGCCATATATCAGATAATACTGGCCCACCATTATGTCCTAACATTATGCTTCTTCTCCATAAGGATTAAACTTAAAGCACTTAGCTTTTACGTAGTGGCCTGTAGTCAGTAAACCCTGTGCTACTAGCCTTATTTGTTCTTGACACTCTGTTTCTGTTTTAAACAAATGGTTCTTACGTATCATGACATCACAAGAAGTAGGGTCAGTAATAACTGAACAGTATAATATTACAGCAAGAAACATTATTTTTTCTTAGCTACGCCACCTTTTTTATAGGCCATGTTACCTTTACGCATAGTCATGCCACCTTTGTTATAGGTACTACTGTACGATCCCGGTTTAGCAAAACTTTTCTTAGGCATACCACCACGATTGGCTGTCATTTTATTTTTAAACATTTTATTTCTTCTGCTATTTCTATACTCTGTTTTAGTCTCGCCAAATGCTGCCTTAAACTGAGGCCCTGTCATCTCTTCTAATGCTCTGTCTTTTCTTCTTAGCGTATTTGTAGCCATTTTAGTTTTTAGTGCCATATTAAGATCCTTTTTTCCATTTTTTAGAGGGAGACTGTGTTTTACTAGGACTCCATTTTACTTTATTTGCCCAGTAAGCTGCTGACATCTTACCTTTAGCTATATTTTTAGCGTGACGAGACTTAAATGCCTCACGTTGCCCTGCTGTTTGGTTGGTTTTAACACCCTTTTGTCCAAATTTAATGTATTTATACTTACCACCTTCACTCGCCATAACGTGGTGTGACTTACCACTGCTGTCATTCAGTCTCTGAGGCTTATTTACACCTGTAAGTCCAACAGCTTTCATTTTATTTTTGACTCGTTCAGGTATACTCATCAGACTCTCCTAAATTTACGTGTTTTTTTAGCTATACTGGTGGGTTGTTTGCTGAATTGCTTACCTGCAGCCTTATCCTGTCTTTTCTTACGTGTAGTAGCCGCATATTCAGAGCTAGACAGTGACTTAATAGCACTAGAAGGCAGATACCTTTCACCTGTTTTGGCAGAAGGTTTACCTGACTTCGTTCTCCAGTCCTGTTTAGTCCATTTAGCTAAAGACTTCTGTGGTTTTTTCATTACGACTTATACCCACCACCCTTTGCTTTATATTGTTTCGCTAACATCTGAGCTTTACGTGCAGACCACTGACCTGCATTACCGCCTTTGCTACCAGATTTTATATTGTTAAATAGTGTCTTACGCATTGTGGGTTTGGTATAGTTACCTGCTGCATTTACTGTAGAACCACCTTTACTTAATCCTAGCTTACCTGCCTTACTGTTTCTAGGAAAAGAACGGTTAGCTGACGCAGGAACAGCACGTAAGTTAGCTGGTCTATTATCCATTGGATTACCATTCTTATGATCTACGTCTTTGCCATCACCTTTACGTACAACTCCACTTTTAATTGCTGCACGTCTAGCTGCATTACGAGAAGTACGTTTAGCTATCTGGTCAGGCCGTGACTTGTATCGGGCATTTTCCTGTGCATAATTACGTTTCTTCTTAGGTTTAACAGCTACTGCACCGCCTACGTTCATCTTACGTTTAGCAGGTTTAGTGGTTTTCTTTGCTTTTGCTTTTGTAATTCGGGTCACTGTAAGACTGTTCCTTCCATCCTTCTGCTCTCATTGATTCTTCTACATGCTTCAATGTAAACTTTCTACCGTAGTGAGCTTCACAAGCTGCTCTTACGTAGAAGACATCACTATGAGGTATGTGTAAATTATCTACTTTACCATTTAAAAGATTGTCATAGAAAGTTTCTATTACTTTGTCTGTGTATAGTTTTACTGATTTTTGTGCCATTGTCAATACTTAATTTTACAAATACGGATTTACTTTACGTATTCATCATATATACATATATCATATATAGTGTAGCATTTAAAGTGTTACATTTATAATGTATTTTAATCTTTTTGTATAATCATTTAAAATGTTACATTTAAGTGTTAATTTATTTTAACTATTAATTAGTTATAATGTAACACTTTAAGTGTTGTGTTGTGTTATATATAGTTTTACACATTTACAGAACTATGTCAACCCCTAAAATATATTATGTAAACAAGTAGTGTGCAAAAGACACATTATGTGATCACAAATATGACCCAACCCCAGTGTGTCTAGGACTGTGTACATTGTGGTTAACACCCTATTTTCCAGATCTGTGTAGATATACATG